GAACAGGTGGGACGCACGTATCTCGGCGATGCTGTCCAGCTCTTCGTCGTTGGCCGGTCCGACCCCAGCGGTGGCGACGTAGATGGTGCGGACCTTCCAGCCCTTCTCCCAGAGGATGTCCTGGCAGACGCGCAGCTCGTTGACGTAGCGCCAATCGGAGCAGACGACCGTCTCGGGGGAGGGTTGGTCGTGGTGCTTCATGACCGGGCACCAGTTGGCGAAGTGGCGGGCGAAGACGTCCCGATCCATGCGCCGTGCGAACTTGCCTGCGTGCACGAGGAAGTCGCGGTTATCGACCTTGAAGTCTTCCTTGAAGAAGTCCCCATCAAGGCCGAGGTAATCCATGTAATGGTTCGCGGCCTCCTTGAGGGCGTCGGCGAAGTTGATGTGTTCGGCGGGTCGCTGGGACCACTCGAGGATGCCCGAGGCGAGCGTGTCCTTCCCGGCCCTGGCATATCCTGCGATGAGGATAAGCGTCGGGGCGGCCATCGGCGTGGGTGCGTCGGTCACGGGATTAGAAGGGGACGCCTTCGGGCGGCGGGTTGTCCTGCACGGTGGGCTTCTGGGAGCCCTTCGGGTAGGTCATCTTGTACTTGTACTGAGGCTTCCCCTGCCAATCGCCGTTGGCCTCGACTTCGACGCCGACGAGGATGGTCTGGCCGCACGCGGGGGACAGGTACTCCAAGTACTCTGCCGGGGTAGCATCCAGCCTGATCTCGTTGGTGTACTTCCCGCTGAACTTCCCAACCAACATGGCCAGCGCCTTGCCGTACTTGCTCGAGAAGTTCTTCGACAGGCAGAAGCCCTTGTCGTCGACGAAGAACAGGCGGCAGGACGTGCTGCCGTCCTCCCATTGTTTGACCTTCTCGAACTTGGGCTTGATGAGTTTCAGCTTGTAGGTGCCGTTCGTGCTGATGGACGTGAGCGGGGGGCGGTCGTTTTCGGTGGTCATGGTATTAGGCGAAGTTGATGTTCGTCGCGGCGCTGGGCTTGGCGGCGATGTCGATGGTGGTGATCTCGGTCTGGTAGCCGGGCCAGTTGCCCGAGGCGGTGCAGTCCTTGTACAGGGTGAGCGCACGCTCGAAGTCGAACGCGGCTTGGGTCATCAGTTCCGGCCCCAGCTCGTAAACCGCGTGGGCGTAGGGCGGCTCCTTCTCGACGGCGATGAAGCGGAAGCCTAGGACGCGGCACTTGTAGGCGGACTCGACGGCGTGCCGGTAGAAGTAAGCCTGGAGGGCGTACTTGTATTTGCGGACCGACTGGAGGAAACCGTGCGGGGATGCGTCCTCGCAGGTCTTCAGATCGTAGATGTAGCCGTCGTCGGAGATGCCGTCGATGGCGCACTTAACCAGGGTGTCGCCGAGGAAAGCGGTGAACATGACCTCGGTCTTCGAAAGGACGATGCCGTTGTTCTTCATGCAGGCCGCAGCGGAGTTGGCCACGGCGTCGACGAGGGCACCTTCTTCGGCGGTCAGGATGGCCTTGCCTTCGTTGGCGGTGACGAACTCGGCCCACTCTGCCTTGCCTTCCTTCGTGCGCTTGTCGACTTCGGGGGCGATGGCGTGGGTGGCGTTGTAAGCGTCCAGCCCTTCGAGGGCCAGCTTATGGACGGCGGTGCCGACGCGCAGGGCCTTGGACTCTTCGCGGGTGCGGTTGAGGTACGCCTGGTAATGGGCGGGGGACTTGAGCAGTTCCTTGGCGCCGGATTGGTTGAGCGCTTGGATGCCGTCATAGATGACGCGTTCGGTGATGAGGTCGGGCATGGGATGGTGTTGGTGTTCTGGGTTGGTGGAAATCAGAGGAGGGCCATGATGGCGTCGGCCTGATCGGGGCGGCGGCGCTGGATGGCGGTCACGCACATGGTCGAGCCCACGGCGAAGCGGGAGCAGGCGACCGGGCGGTTGGCGTAGGTCTTGCACTTACCCGAGCCGGAGAGGTGGGGGCATCGGGAGGGCAGTTCGGCGAAGGTGCGCCCGACAATCTGGAACACCTCGCCACGTGCGGCGTAGAACTCAGTCGTGGTCGGTGACGCGTCGATAGGCAGGAGGATGCTTTCACAGCAGGCACCCTTGCACAGTTCACAGGCTTTGCTCACAGGCTGTCGTCCTCGGGGGCGGACTCTTCGACGCTGGCGGAGATTCGGCGCACGTCGGCGAGGGCGGCTTCACCGGCATTCTCCATGGCCTCAAGCGTATTGCGGAGGACGCGCAGCTGAACGACGAGCACGTGCACGCGGTCATGGAGGGGTTTGACCTGGGCGGCTTCGTCGGCTGTCTCTACGTGATCGGTGAAGACGGAGAGTTCGGTGAGCGCAGCGGAAGCAAGGTCGGAGACGATGGCGAGGTCTTCGACGTGCATCTCGCACCGGGAGGCGAGGGACTTCACCACGGCGAGGTCGCTGGTGACCTTCTCGACGAGTCTCTGGATGTTGTCGCGGTTGGTCATTGGCGGGTGGGCGTAAAGGTAAGTTCCTTTATCTCGCCGTTAGGGGCAAGCGTGAAGTAACGGACTTGGGAGCGGACGAGGGACGGGTAGGTCTTCCGCTTCCAGGCGTTCAGGTCGGTCAGGAAGTCGGCGTGCTTACGGGCCGTCAGTTCGACGTAAGGGAAACCGTCGAGGAGCAGGAGCAGGGCGTACTGACGCGGCACGGTCGCCGCGATCCGTTCGATGCCCTTGGGAACGTCAGCCATCAGAGTTGCCCGGTCTTCGCGCGGTTCCACTTGGCGATGGTGGCGATACAGCAAGCCTTGGAGATGGCGTCGAACTGGCAGAGTTCGGACTGCATGATGTCATCGAGCACGCGGGCGAGTTCGTTGCCGGCGTAGCGCATGGCTTGGATGTGCTCGGTTTGATTGGCCGCACGGGCTTCGGCGGCCTTGCAGGCTTGGGTCCAGAACTCGATTTGGTCGGCCTGAGCCTTTGCCTTGGCTTCGGCAGCCGACGCGAGGTTCTGGTTCTGGAGGTGACGCATGGCCGCGTCAACAGGGTCAAAAGGGTCGCTCATTTGGTCAGGGGGCGAGGGGTGGGGGAGAAGGTAGGGGCGGCGGCCTGCGAGGGCGTAGGGCGGAAGCCAGAGGCCACGGCGCCGTCATCGTCGAGGTCGACAGAGATGCCGCACGCGGTCTGGATGGACTGACGGCGGATGTAGGTGATGGCCCCGCCAATCTGCTGGGCGGTCAGTCCCTCGGCCTTGACGAGCAGGGTGCCGAACTCGAAGCGTTCGCCAGAGGAATGCAGGAAGGCGGTCGAGACGCCGACCTTGCCCTCCTGGCTGACGAGCGTCTGGATCAGGGCGAGGTCGTGGTCGAGTAGGACGGGCTTGATGGCGTCGAGCAGCGCGTCGAGGGAGACGTACTTGGCCTTAAAGGCCGGATTGATTTTGTTGGCCTTCACGTTGTCCAGGGCGGCGAGCGCTTGGACGAGGGCGGAGGTGGCGTTGGTGGGGGGCGTGGGTTTGCTCATGGTGGAGATTATTTGGTGGTCGGTTCAGTGGCCTTCGTGATTTCACCGGCCTTGAGGCTGGCCTCGATGTCGGCGAGGCTCATGCGGGTGTAGCCGGGGACGAACAGATTGTAAAAGGTCACGCCGCCTCGGACGGTCGGGGTCAGGAGACGGGCGACCTTCTGATCGGGTAAAACAATGTATGACGAGTCCGCGATGATGCGGTAGTCGGCGGGGAGTTTCGGGTCTTTCTTCATGTGAGGGGAGATTAGTTGATGGCTCCGCGGGTGGCGGAGTCGAAGATGAGGAGGGCGTCGGCGTTCCAGAGGGTGACGTCGACGGAGGGGAACAGTTCGGCGGCGCGGGCCTTCAGCTTGTTCTTCCACTGGGTCGTGGTCAGTTCGCCTTTAGTGCCGCAGGTGTGCGTCTTCTGCCAGATGGCCGGGCGGATGCGGTGAATCTTCCAGCCCATTGCGACGGCGGCGCCGTAGAGGACGCCCGTGTTCCACATCAGTTTGCCGATGGCGGAGCCAGGGATGTTCTTGCCGGCGAAGAGCGGCGGCTCCTCAAGGTACAGGCTTACGTCCTTGGCCTTGCAGCTGAGATCCGCGAGGAGTTGGCAGACCTCGACATCCGAGCCGGGCATCTTAGCGCACTCCACAGGGTCGCCGTCCGCTGACCAGACGATGCCGCCGTTTACGCCAGGGTCGATTGCTACGATGAGGTGGGCCACATCAAGACCCTTTAACGGGGCTTCACCGAGGACAAGCGGAAAAGGTTGCCCACGCGTTCGGCGTAATCGTTAGGCCGGAACTTACGGTCGACGGCGCCTGACCAGCCCACGTTCCAGACCAGGGCGAGTTCTTCGGGGGTCGGGGTCGGGATGCCGATGCGCTTGAAGTTGTCGCGGATCGTGCGGAGGTGGGCCGCCGCGATCATGTCCTGGGCGGTCGGGTTGCGCCACTTGCTGAACTGGAAGTGATGGTGGCCC